GGCTTGTAGAAAACGAGGAACAGTTAAATGTTTTAATAAATAGTGGTTATAAAAAGGCTTTCATTGAGGTAATACCTTATAATGATACAATACACCCCGTACAAAACCACGTAAGTTTAGTGTATATTAGACCAATTGAAGCGAGTAAAGGCTTTATGGTATGTATCACGCATAGTGAATCTTTAAATGCGTTAAACACGCGTATAAACGATTTATTAAATAAATTTGATATTCTATATTGTCGTGATAAAAAGGAGATATTACACTATTTTCCAAACAAAACTCTTTACGACATAAATCTACCTCCTCATACATATATACGACCAACAACCACAACACACGATTTATACTATCGTCAACATAAAGATAATCCGGAGTTAAACCTAATTATTCCGATTGTTAAACATTATGAATTATGTGAGACAATTTTTGGAGATCTAAAAGCAAATATTAACAATAAAAAAACAAAATATGATGAGTTCTTTAACAATAAAGTATCCGTGGTATTCAACGCAATCGAAAGAAGTGGCATACGTATACACAATGAAACCTTCAGTGAATACTTCCACGAGGTTGACGGTGAATACGTCAACACTCAGTTCAACTTAAAAACAACAACAACAAGACCATCAAATAAATTTAAAAATGTAAATTATGCAGCACTTAATAAAGAAAATGGATGTAGAAAAAGTTTTATACCACGTAATAACAAATTTGTGGAAATTGACATCAGTGCTTATCATCCTAGTTTGGCTGCTCGTCTCGTTGATTATACTTTTCCCACTAGCGATATTCACTCTCATTTTGCATCTTTATATGGGGTGGATTATAAAAAATCAAAAGAACTTACCTTCAAACAACTTTATGGAGGGGTATTTAAAAATTATAAGCACCTGGAATTCTTTAAAAGGATTGAAAAATATATTATAAAATCCTGGGATAAGTTTAATAATGAAGGGTATATAGAATGTCCAATATCAAATTTTGTATATACAAAGGAAAATTTGGGGGAAATGAACCCTCAAAAGTTATTTAATTATGTACTACAAAATATGGAAACTTCACAAAATGTTTTGGTTTTATGGGATATGTTTCGTATATTACGGGGATGTAAGACAAAACTAGTTTTATATACTTATGATTCATTTTTATTTGACTGGGATGAGGAAGAGACAGAATTAATGGATGAAATTAGAGATATTTTCACGAAATATAAATTGAATATAAAAGAAATAGAAGGTTATGATTACAACTTTGGAGGAAACGCTTAATACGTATAACGCGAAATACGACGTTATAACAAATGTACCAAATTTAAGCGACTTGAACAATAAATTATTTTGCACTTTTACAGACCTTGAAGGAATGGATGTGCTAATCGAAGATATACAATCTAAATATAGTATCATTTACAACAAAATGTTTGTATTAGAAATTGTAGGAAAAGATGAATATGTTGTAACATACAATGTAGATCAATCAAATGTAAGTTCTATCCCAGATAATACAATTCTGGTGCATAGAAAAAAAGAATCTAATACCTTATATACTATTAACGCACTTAACGAATTAATCAAAAAGTTAAATGGTGGTGTTGTTGATACTAATTATAAAATAGATTGGCAACATTATAGAAATTGTGTTTTACTTACCCAACACAACGATTTAAATCAACTAAATACAAAAATACACAAAATAATCGAAGTATAGTTTGGTTCCCCAAATAATATTTCGTATATTCCGGTTACATATAAACAGTTATAATTAAAAATAAGTTACATTATGGATTTAAATGCACTAAAGCAAAAATTGGATACCCTCCAATCAAAACCACAGGGTGGTCAAAAGACCGATTACTCATTAATTTATTGGAAACCTACATTAGGTAAACAACAAGTTAGAATTGTACCATCAGCGTATGATGCTACAAACCCATTTACAGAACTTAAGTTCTATTATGGTATTACTAATAAAGTAATGATCTCACCAGCTAATTTTGGTGAAAAAGACCCAATTGCTCTATTTGCTGGGAAACTACGTGAAGGAGAGTATAACAAAGAAAATTATGTATTAGCTAAAAAGTTAGATGCTAAAAACCGTGTTTTTGTTCCCGTTATAGTACGTGGAGAAGAAGATAAAGGTGTTAGATTATGGCAATTTGGTAAAATGGTATATGAAGAATTATTAGCACTTGCTGTTGATGATGAAATTGGAGATTACACTGATATTGTAGGTGGAAGAGACCTCACAGTAGAAACAGTAGGACCAGAAGCAACAGGAACTCCTTATAATAAATCATCAGTACGTGTTAGACTAAAAACTTCACCACTTAGTGAAGATGCTTCATTAGTAGAAAAATGGACAAGTGAGCAACCAAATCCTAAAGGGGATTTATTTAAGCGTTATTCATTTGAAGATATGAAATCTGCATTAGAAAAATGGTTATCACCAGAGGAGGATTCAGAAGAAATAGTTTCATCTCCTGTAACATCAAACCCATCTACTAATTTTAGTTTAGATACTTCAAAAGCTAAACAAAGTAAAGTAGACCAATTTGATTCATTATTTGATGATAAAAAAAGTAATGATAACGATGATCTTCCTTTCTAAATATGGCAAAAAAATCAACAAAGTCTCTCTCAGCAGCAGTGTCTGCTGAGATCAAGAGCAAATTTGATCTTAATAAGTTTAAAGCTTCTAAAGGTTTAAATAAAAACGTTAAATTTAAGGAACAAAAATGGATTCCATTATCACCAGCATTTCAAGAAGTATCTGGAGTACCTGGTATTCCAATGGGACATATAGTATTACTTAGAGGACATTCTGATACTGGTAAAACTACAGCGTTATTAGAAGCAGCAGTATCTGCACAAGATATGGGAATTTTACCTGTATTTATTATTACCGAGATGAAATGGAATTGGGAACACGCAGCTCAGATGGGGTTAAAAGTTAATTTAATCAAGGATGATGAAGGTAATGTTATAGATTATGAAGGTGACTTTATCTATGTTGATAGAGAAACTGTACATACTGTAGAAGATGTAGCTGCATTTATAATGGATCTACAAAACGAACAGAAAAATGGTAATCTACCAACAGATTTAGCTTTCTTTTGGGATTCAATTGGATCAATTCCGTGTGCTATGTCAGTTGAAAAACTGAAGAATAACAATGAATGGAATGCTGGAGCAATGTCAACACAATTTGGTAATACAGTAAACCAAAGTATTGTAATGTCTCGTAAAGAGTCATCACCATATACTAACAGTTTAATTGCTATTAACAAAGTATGGACCGCTAAAGCAGAATCACCTATGGGTCAACCAAAGATGATGAACAAAGGTGGAATGGCTATGTGGTATGACGCAACATTTGTAGTTACATTTGGTAATGTTTCAAACGCTGGTACATCTAAAATTAAAGCAATTAAAGGTGGTAAGCAAGTTGAATGGGGTAAACGTACTAATTTACAAATTGACAAAAACCATGTTAATGGTATAGCAGCAAGAGGTAAAATTGTTATGACTTCTCATGGATTTATCGAAGATACAGATAAAGATAAAAATGCTTATAAAAAAGCACATGCAGATGAATGGTCTAAAATCCTAGGAGGAGGAACATTCAAGATTGTAGAAGATGATGAAGATGTAACCCCAGTCCTTTACGACGTACAGGACCTATAAACACAAACATGAAGCACAAAGAGTTATTTAGTCTCTTGGATAATATTCAAGAAGACCAGGAAGTACCTACCCAAAATAGGCATGATAGAGTATTAATCTTAGATGGTTTAAATCTATTTTTTAGAAATTTTGCCATGATGAATATGGTTAACCCCGATGGGATTCATATTGGAGGGTTAGGTGGTTTCTTCCGCTCTTTAGGTGCAATGATCAGACAAACAAACCCAACATCTGTTTATGTAGTATTCGATGGGCAAGGTTCTACGGTAAACCGTAAGAACCTGCTCTCCGAGTACAAGGGGACAAGAAATTTATCAAGGATTACTAATTGGGAAGCATTTGACAATATTGAGGAAGAACATGATTCAAAAATTGACCAGATCGTCCGTATTATCCAATATTTAAAATTACTACCAGTTAAAACTACTATCCTCGATAAAGTTGAAGCGGATGATATTATAGCAGTATTAGCTGAAAAATTAGTAGAAAAACATGATTCGACTTGTTTTATTGTATCTAGTGATAAGGATTTCTTACAACTAGTAACTGATAAGATTATTGTGTATAGACCAATGGAGAAAGAATACTACACTCCAAAAGTTGTAGAAGAGAAATTTGGTTTACTACCTCATAACTTTATTTTACATAAAACCCTACTAGGTGACAATTCAGATAATATTAAAGGTATTAAAGGTTTAGGTGCTAAAGGTATATTTAAAAAATTCCCTGAATTAAAAACTCAAGAATTAAATTTAGATGATATTTTCGACATTTCTGCTAGGAAATACAAAGAACATATTGTATATTCACGTATAGTTCAGGAACGATCTCGTATTGAAACCAATTATAAAGTAATGGATTTAAGCGTACCCATGATTGATGATAAAGGTAAAGAACATATTGATANATTAATAACTGAGGATTTACCTGATTTTAACCCTGAAATGTTTATTTCGTTTTACAATGAAGATAAATTAGGNGGTATGATCAGAAATTTAGATTCGTGGTTAAAAGATATATTTGCTATGTTTCCAACTTACAAATAATAAAATAAAAAGGTTATAGATGACATTAAATAGCATAAACCAATACGGACACGATTTTCAAATTAAAGTGTTATCATCCTTATTAACACATAAAGAATTTTTAGTTAACATCCATGATATTATATCAGAAGAATACTTTGAAAACCAGGCGCAAAAGTGGGCTATTAAAGAAGTTTTAAGGTATTATGATAAATACCATACCACCCCTTCTTTAGATATATTAAAGGTAGAACTACTAAAAATAGATAATGAAGTATTACAGTTATCTATTAAAGAACAACTTAAATTAGCATATGTAACCTCAGATGATGATTTAGAATATGTTCAAGAAGAATTTACAAATTTTTGTAAAAACCAACAATTAAAGAAGGCTTTAATGTCATCTGTGGATTTATTGAAAGCAGGAGATTTTGATGGTATTCGTTTTATTGTAGATAATGCTTTAAAAGCAGGACAAGATAAAAATATAGGACATGAATATATTAAAGATATTGAAGAACGTTATAGAGAAAATTCAAGAGAAACTGTTCCAACCCCTTGGCCTAAAATTAATCAATTATTACAAGGTGGACTTGGAAATGGAGACTTTGGTCTTATATTTGGTAATCCAGGAGGTGGTAAATCTTGGTCATTAGTATCATTAGGAGGACATGCTGTTAGATTAGGTTATAATGTGCTTCATTATACCTTGGAGCTAGGAGAAGAATATGTTGGTAAACGATATGATGCCTTTTTTACTAAAATACCAGTTAATAAAATAGATTCTCACAGAGATCAAGTAGAAGAACTTATACCCCAATTACCTGGTAAGTTAATTATTAAAGAATACCCAACAGGACGTGCATCTGTATCCACTATTGAATCTCATATTGCAAAAAGTACGAGCATGGGGGTTAAACCTGATCTGGTAATTATTGATTATGTAGATCTACTTTCATCAAGAAAAACAAATCGTGAGCGTAAAGATGAAATTGATGATATTTATACAAGTACTAAAGGATTAGCTAGAC